ATGAGCTTGGCCTTTGGGTGACGGCCCATGTAAAAAGCAGGAAATAAATTAGATGCAAACTCCGATTTTGTGTGTCTAGGAGGCATATTAACAATTAATCGCTTCAATTCGCCGTTTGCAATGCGATTTAGCTTGTCTGCGTAGATCTTATGGTGCTTTCCTTCGATAAAATCAGGCCAAACCGTCTTTACAAACGATATAAAGTCTTTTTGTGCCTTCTCTTGCTTGTCTAAGAGCGCATTTTTAAGAATATACTTTAGAGTTTGAGTGTCCAAAGACTCTAAATTGCTCATTTTTGCTCTTTGAACTCATAAAAGTAATTTGTATCATCACCTGCAGTCCATTTACTGATAGATTCTACGTTATATTCTATGGTTGATACCTTGAAATCAGGTTTTTTAGGTTCAGATGGTGTCAATGACTTGTCATAAAACAGTGTTCTGTTGTTTGGTTGTGCTGCAAAATGGCCATTGTCCAATTCTATTATGTTAAAAGACTTATGCTCGGCTGGAACTTGTGAATAATTTATATTTGGTAAGTTATGGTCTGCATGACAGCTATCAATCGTAAACAAATATTCACCTGAGTGCCATTTTTTTGATGGAGATAGATATCTTGCTCTAGGTGGTACTGTTGTTTTTTCTATTACTGTGATGTGGTAACTAAAAGAATCCCAAAGTTCTAGTTCTTCTAATGGAAGATCATCTTTAGTATTAGGGGAAGAAACAAAAGCACTGATAGGGAGCTTATCATAAAGAGCAGCATATTCCGGCAGATACGTTTCAAAGTAGAGCGCTCGACCCTGGATTGACTTAACAGTAGCCCAAACACCTTCTACAAATTCTCCGTGCCCTTTTTGATGATCATACAAATACTGTTTCTTAACATATACCTTTACTGGTGGAACGTTCGCAACTAAAAAAGCCATATAAAAACGATTTAATTTTTTTAAAAATTTTTTATAACGTTTTTTCTAATCATTGTCACTCTCAAACTTGCCTCTACATAATTCAAAGCATGCTTACGCGAAAAGGGGGGGTTGGGGGTCGTTTAGGTCCCGGGCGAAAGTTATCCACAGGTTATCCACAGTCAATGTAGCATATTGTCGCACCCGGGCAACCACTACATACTGTGATCAGGGCATAAAAAAAGGGCTACATATAGTAGCCCTTTCTTCAAGTAACTAGGGTAAGTAGTGTGGCTGTCTTACCCTAGTCGAGAATTAGCTGAGACTAACCAGCTAAACCTAGTCGCTTTAACAGATAGCCAACATCACCTTGCATATGATGTAGCAACTGCATACGATTATCTTTATCTTCTGCAATCCATTCAACAATAGAATTACATAGTACACCACTTATTAACTTCCAATCTAAGCTATCCTTACGAGGAACACTTGATATGATAGACTCAAGATCACCAACACTTGCTTGATCTTTGGCATACTCAACCACTTCAGTAAGTACAGGTGTAATGTCTACACCCTTTACTGATTCTACTTTAACTACTTCTTTAGATTCATTAGTCATTCTAATTCTCCTTTAACTAATTGTTATAATAAAGCTATACATTACAAACCACATAATAGATACACCTATTAAGAATAATATAGCGTTCATTGTGGATAACTCTTGCCACTAATCTCAAAGACTGTGTCAGGGTTTACATTAGCCCAACGTTGAAAGCCTTCTTTAGCTCTACTATTTATCTTAAACACCAACACATAATTAGGGTGTTCAGTCACTACTTTCTCTTGGGTAAATCTATAACCCATTGTACCAAGCACACCTAGTTTAATCTTACCAATTGTGCCATCGTTCTTACGCCACTTACAGCTAAAGAAACCACGTTTAACAATATCTTTAAATTCATTCTTAGTCATATCTTTCTCTTTCTATTTATTAATCTACTACTATACACATAAATAAGACAATAATAAGATGACAAATTGTCGCACCCGGGCAGACAACTGGTAGCGAGATGACAGATGTGATAGGATGAAGCTCAGCAACTCAGCGGGCGCCCCGGTGCATAAACGTGGGAGCTTCAGCTACTAGTTGTGTTGGTTGTTAGGGAGCTTGGGAGTTTTGAGGGGGCGATTGCAATACTTCGAATCGGATTCGGAACCCCCTCATGTCTAACATATATCAAGCAAAAGCCGATTAACACCGTTTATCTTGCCTTAGAAACAGAGACTTAATAAAAAAGTAATGTTAGATACTTTTACTCTATTTCTGTCTTATTATACCACACCAAGAAGTTCTTTCCAAGAACGTTTACAAATATCTTGTGGATAACTCCATTCCTGTACTGTGCAGTACCAAACCATTTCTTTCTATTATGATATATCATATCTCAGCAGTTCCCCGGCGCGCCCGGTGTGTGAAGCCCAGAGGGCCAAGCCCCAACTGAGGGGATTGGTGCTTCTCTGGAGTTTCTGGAGTTTGGATCCAGGCAGCAGGTGCAGCGTCAGGTTTTTGCCTGGCAGCAGGAGCTGCAGCATCCTGATTCCCGGGCAGCAGGTAGCTGCCGTTCAATAGATTATTATGTACCATAATAAAAGGCAGAAAACCGCCAATTTTACAGGTACGAGTAGCATTAGTCAGTCCATATTTACCTCTCTTTCTCATTCTGCCATCATAGTAACGTATGTTTTGCTGGTTGTCAACTGCTGGTATGAAACTTTTTTTGGCAGAAAACAGCCATTCTATATTTGCAGAAGCTCAGAACTCCCGCGGGCGCCCGGGCGGGCGAGAACCCATTTCCAAAAATGGCAGAAACGTGGGGTTTTTACTATGGGAGTTTGGGAGTTTGCCTCAGCGTTCGCGCAGCGGGCCCGGCGGGCAACTTGTCAAGTGTTAGTTATCCACAGGCTGTGGATAACTATGGGAGTTTGGGAGTTTGGGAGCCTCGATCAGCTGCAGAAGACCAGCGGGCGCCCGGGCGACTGAGCCTGACCATAGCGCTTTGACCTTGGACGTGTCTTTTTGTCGGAGTTTGGGAGTTTGTGAGCCATGAAAAACGTTTACCGTGCGTGCGTCTGGGTCGTATACCAAGATAAATGCGAGTGCACCTTGGCCTGCAAACTTCATATGCCAAGCATTTTGTAGTGGTGATATTAGTACCGTTTCGGTACCTTTCTTGCTACGTTTCAACACCTTCAATTCTAACGTTACGAATCCTGTGTCTTTGTGAAAAGCAACGCAATCTGGGAATCCTGGCGTAGCGTAGGACTCAATACGAGATACAAGGAAGTTACCATCTTCTAAACATGTCTTTAAATTCTTCCAAAAATTTGTTTCCGGTTTTGCGGTCATACTTTTTCTTGCTCTTCGTTACTCTCTGATGATACTTCTGTGATGTCTTTAATTCTTTCGCCACCGGATTTCTCTTCGACTGATAAGACTGTATTGGCACCTTCTTTCTTAAACTCACCTGTTAAACCTAACTCCTTTAGTTGTTTTAAAACATCTTCTCTCGACATATCATCAATTGATCCTGTTCTTATTTCTTTTCTCTCTACATACAATCCTGCAGCTTGTCCACGCAATCTCTCTGCATTGATAGCAGCACTATGCGATTTGTCTTGTAATGCTTTCTCACGTAGCCTAGCTAATTCTGTGACGTGTTGTTTCATTTCTACTTTGTGTGTTTCAAACAATTCATTTCTTTTTTTGTTCACCATTTGTACTACTTTAGGATATTTCTTTACGTTCAATAGTTCTGATGCTGTTGTTGCTGCACGTTCAGGTTTATATCCAGCTTGTCTTGCACATTCCGTTGGTGTCAATCTACCACCTTCTTTTACGTATATCTCTACAAATATACGCTGTCTATCTGTCAATCCATCTTCACCTTTTGGGTATTTCAATGCCATGTCTCTGGTATTGGCAATGGTATTACGGACCACCTTCTTTTCAATCTCTTCTAACTTGTTGTTATATATGTCTTTTTCACTCATTTTATCTCCAAAATACTGTTTTTTCGTCCTTTACCCATGAACTCGTAATACCTTCGTAATACCTGGTATCCCTTATCCCATATAGAGAATTGGGAAAAGGTATTACGGTATTGGCAAATCCCGGTAAATAAAAAAATAAAAAAACTTTTTAGCATCCTGCGCACAATACAATACTTTCTATAATACTACGATGCTACGTTTAGAATACGGGATATCGTCAATGTATCCGCGCCTTTTTAGCGATTGTACATATGCATGCACATTACTCTTAGACTTCATGTTTGTCATCTGTTTTATCTCCTCATACGATGGTGAATAGCCATTTGCCTTAATAAAAGCCTTAATTTTAGCCAAAAACTTTGCTTGTTTAGGTGTAATACCTTTTTTGTTACTGCCAATACCTTTGCCAATACTCATCTTTTTTCCTCTAATCCTTTTGCATTTGGGTTACCCCAGTAATCTTTTCTTACTGTGCTTAACATTTCTTGTTCTCCCCACTCATCTATTGTTTCTCTTGTAATAGATTGCTCTAATGTTTTTTGTATTTCTTTCTCTTCCTCTGTAAGTTCTATTCTTTTTGGTCCCTTTTTACGCACATATGTGTTTATACGTGCCCATGTAATGATATAATCAGAAGCTTTTGGTCTTATGTAACCTCTATTTGGATCCATGCCAGGATACTCTGGACTAGATCTAGTGTCAAAATTATTAGCTATATACTCCAATACTTTATCATCACTCTCAAATTGTTTTACAATCTTCTCTACTACTACTTTGTCTTTCCATAAATTAATTTCGTACGTCTGCATGTGTCACCTGTAAATATTCTATTTTTGTTATCCATCCTTTTGGTAATGCTATTGCACCCCCACCATGATTATCATCCCGGTCCAAGCACCACGATCGCATAATCACTATCTTCTCATCATTATTCACCACCATCCAGCCAACTTCCTGGCAAGTCGCTAACGGTGCTGCTATGATATCTTTAACGTCTATCCAACCAGTTTCTGTATCACGGGCATCACGCCACGTCACACGCACCATTGGAACATTGTTGATGTCCATTAAGATACTTTAACTATCTTTTCTATCCACTCACGTATCATAGGTTTACTATTATACATGGGTCTTTTTACATCCTCACGTTGACCACTACCATCTTTACTAACAAAAGACAATGTTCTGATCATCGCATCTTCTTCATTCTTCGCACGAATCATGTAACTAAATGTAATCTCACGTTTCGTAACTATTTGATATGTATGCTTTTCTTCCCCTTTCTCTACATTAAAAGCTTTCATACCACCTATCTCTGTGCCCTCAACAGGTTGTTCAAATTTAATTTGTTTAAAAGATTCTTGTTGTTTTAATAATGCTTCTTGTGCTTTTTGATCACGTATTTTTTGTCTTTCTTTTTGTATATAATCCCACTCTTGCGGACGTTCTTTCATCAATGCATCACGTTTTGCTGCGTGTGCTTTTT